ATTATCGTAGGCAGGTTGTTAACAAACGTAGTCTCGTCTGTTTCCAAATAATCCTGTATTGCAGTTTTAAGTGTTGTGAATGTCCATGCCATTAGCTTGTTACCACCTTCACTGTTCCTGATTTTGCCGCAATGTCTAATCCCACAGTACGACTGCCTAGTTGAGTAATCCCACCACCTACAGGGTCAAAAGCAAAAAACTGCCTACTATTATCTAAGGCTCTGTCTGGCCTTGGATCTCTTAGTGATCTAGGGTCATCTACTTTTACTTTGCCAAGCTGTAATTGAGGTTGATCTGGATCAACAACGTCCTTCCCTACCAGAAACCCAGTTGGTCTTTGATTGACAATCTCAGGCACAAGATCTTTAAGCTTGTACCTAAATCCTGTCTTATCGCAAAAACCATAAGCATGTTTGCCTTCAGCGAATCTACTCAAAACTGATAGCCTCCAGGCGATATAAACAACGAAGCCTTACCTCTGTCGCTATCAGCGGCAAGAGTAAACTGCTCCTCGTAATCTGCTTTTAGAAATTGTGATCTCGGTGCGGAGTCTGGAAACTTCATGCTTATCTGATATGCAAGGCCAGCCACCAAGCAAGGCAAAAATCTAGCAGGAACATCCATGTTATTAGAGGCAGGACTGCCCGTATCTTCTATCCTTTGCATGAAGTAATACCCGAAGGTATAAGTATCCTGATCATCGGGCGTGGGCCAGAGGTGGATAGTGATACCTGTGGGTTTTCTTTCAACGTAGTATTGCAAGGGCTTGCTTTGGGTGAGCTTGTTGGATAGTTGCGAGTAATCACTGACCGATATTCTAGTCATTGATTGATCGAACTGGCTTGTAATATCTCCTGCATTGGTTCTTACGAATGCCTCCACTATGTCTAACACATCTGAACTTAAAGAATATGCGCTAGTGCCAGCGGTCAAAGCTTGAGTTGCATCCCTTACAGTCCACAAGTTAAGGCCACGGTTCTGCCATTCCAACATAAGAAGATTTAAGCTTCTTCTAGCTGTCCTGTAATCGTATCCGCTTCTAAGCTCTCTACCTGCTCTTTCAAACGCTTCTTCCATTGCATCCGCAAGATCGAGGTTAAATGTATATGTGCCGCTAGTTGCCATCTACTTTTTCCTTTTCCTCTTTCTTTTTTTAGCAGGAGAACTTTTAATTTGTTTTCCCATTTGCGCCCGACTAATAGCCATTAACCTCTACCGAACTTTTGTTTTTGTGACTTGGGTGGGCTTTTCTTGCTACCACCTTTACCAGCCCAAAAAACTTTGTTTGCCCAATAAGCCGCAGATGTTTTGCCTTTCTTGATGTTTTTAGCATGTCTAGCTTTGAAGCTTTTCCTGGCTTCAGCAGAATAGTTGTGACCCATTTTTTGATCACCAAATCGTATGATCTTAACTTTGCCTTTGTCCCTAACAGCCACCACGCCTTTTTTGGTTGGATGGCTGGGGGTTTTTTTAGGCTTGTTAAGACCTTTCAGTCCTGCTTTTTTCAGCCTATTCTTTTCAGCATCAGTCAGGCTCACTTTCTATGCCTCGCTGTCTTTTTAGCTACTTTCTTAGGTTGAGAAGAATGTTGTTTACCTTTTTTGGTGTCCTTTCTTTTCTTCCTAGTGGTGGCGGCATACTCTTTAGCGGATAAAGACTTGATGGCTTTTTCTGGGAGATATCTCTCACCAGTAGCTTTTGGGCCTTGCGTTGATGGCTTGCCTGATTTAGTACGCCATTTTTGCTGAGTCCATTTCTTTAGACTCTTTTGAGACTTTTTTAAAGCCATCAGTTCTTATATCCACCGCCAGCTTTTTTATAAGCGGATGCCAGCATTTGCGCTTTTCTGGCACTCCATTGTCCAGGCTTGCCTCCTTTTCCACCTGCCTTTATGCGATTAAAAATACGCTTTCTAAGGCCAGGCTTAGTATAGTTGCCAGCTTCGTTGACTCTGCTTTTAGCTTTAGGTTTTGATTTAGGTTTAGCTTTCTTTTTGACTGCCATTATCCGTAGCTCTTTGATACTTGCATTACTATGTTATAAACATCTCCACTAGAATGGCCTACTGTAGTAAACAACACATCGCCTGTTTTGCCAGAGCCAGCGTTATTTGGTATGCCAGTGAAGTCGCTAAAATCTAGTGTGTCTGACCAGTCAGCATTAAGTTGCCAAGCAAGAACATTGGTTGAAGCGTCAAAGAATATCTTAACGCCCATGCCGATAGTCGAGTAGTAGATTTTTTGTATCGTAACCCCAGTGCAGGTAGCTCCTGTCATTGGGTCAGTGGACAAAGCGGAAACGTCTATTTTAGCAACAGCACTTTCGCCAGAGCCATCGCTTACATTAGTAAAACGGAATATAGCAGTTTTAGCACCATCTTGAATTGTCTGTGTGGCTACTGCATCAGCCATTTGTATACCTCGCTCTCATGTTTAGGCATGGCTGACATAAGCCAGCCACCTATAAACTCGTCTTACTGGTCAGCAAATGAAGGCGCAGTTGCACCCGTTACAGTGCCAAAGATCTGATAATTAGTGGTGTTTAAACCCATAATTGTCACATCAAAACCAGCAGGTACATTTATCTGAATGCTACTATTTGAGTTGCCATCAGAAAACACTGCGCTAACTTCATTGTCAGTGTCGAGGAATGTGACACCACCAATGTAAAAGTTAGAGTTGCCCGGTGTTACTATGATTGCATCCGTAGCATCAGCCGCTCCACCAGCGTACACAAACCTAAACATAGAGCCAGCTATTGGTGCTGGCAAAGTGTAGGTGTTGTCTTGACCGCCATCTGGAACAAGTAAAATTCTTCCGCTATGAGTCGCATTAGTTAGGGTCACGTTTGAGTCGGCTAGACTAACAGGCCCATCGCCAAGCGTAGTCACTTCTGTAATTGCGCCAGTAGTGCTGTTTTTGCTAACTGTCTTAAACGTGCTTTCGGAGCGTACCGCTCCAGAAAAAGTAGTATTAGCCATTTTATTCTCCTGTCTTGGCTAGTGTCTAATGTTCCATATGAAACAATTAGTCAGGATAAAAAACAAAAGGGGCAGGTGCAGAGATAGACACACTGCCCCAACTGTCTTAGCTTGAGCCTGGAGATCCGTAGATTCCCAGAGGATCAGATACTCCGAAAGAGTAACGCTCTCTAGCTTTGTAGCGAACATTACCAGTATCGAAGTCACCGTCCATTGAAGTTTCTAACGCAGTACGCTCGAAATGCTTCATGCCGTTAGGTATATCAGTCATAATATAGAAGGCGTTAGTGTCAGTCAGATAGTGATTGACCGCATAGCCGCCAGGGATTGCTCCCATGTTGCGGATAGCGTTGATGTCATTATCTGCCGTTCCAACTCTTTGTGCTGTTTCTAGCAGACGATCTGCTGTAAACATAAGAGCAGGAGGAACAATTAACGTCCTCGGTCTTGCCGCAATCAACAAGCCTCTTTCATCGGTGAAAGCTGCAATGTCAATGATTGCATTTTCCAAAGATGTTTCATTGAGGTCTGCCGCTGTAGCAGGACGATTACTGTTTGTACCACCAGAAACGAGAGGGTGTCCGTCACCACCTGTCACACCGTCACCGCTTGCTGTAAACAAGTTAACACCATCACCCGATTGGAATGAATTAGTGAAACCGTTGTTAAGCGGATTAACAGCTTTGACCTGCTTGGTGTAAGCCATCGCTCTTGCTAGGGCTTTGGTATAACGTGCGGAAAGCGAGTCGTAAAGGTTGTCTTCCAAGCTTTCCTCAGTTATTGAAAATCCCATAGCAATCGTTTCGTGATTGTATCTCGCTGTGAAAGATTCTTGCGCTGAATCATAAGAGATTGCAGAGCCTTCATTCTTCACAGGTGCGGCAGCAAAGCCTGATAGCTTCACTTCCTCTTCAAAAGAACGGTCAGAGCTTTCTGTCTCATAAATGAGAGTATGCTCGTCTTCGTACTTTTCATACTCCAAGCCAAATAGGGCATTCAACCCAGGCAGGAGTTCTTTCAGCATTTGCGCTCTTGAAATAGCCATTAGTTAGACCTCCTTATACGCCAAGCTTGGTTTCGTATGCATGACTCAAAGGAAGGTAAGTTACAAGACAATCGGTGAATGCATCACCAACTGTGCTGTTTGGGCCTTCCACAAACTCAAGAACACGAAGGGGGAGTGTATTTGTCGTAGCAATAGAACCACCGTCAAGGGCGTTTTTACTACGTCCGATTGTAGTTGATCCTGCTGTGTTTACTGCTGAGATGTTGTTACCAAGACCTGTTTGGGCAATGGCTTCGTCACCTTGCATTTTGAACACTAACTTGGGATCGTCAACAACATAAGCCATGATGTCAGATGCCGCTGTAGAGGCAGGGAACTGCTGGTTAAATGTTAATTGACTTGTAGATGGGTCAGTGTAGGAACATCCCACAAAAATACCAACTGTACCAGCAACAACAGAAGTTGTTACTGCGGCTTTTTCAACAGTGCCAGACGAGACTAGCTTGACGAAATCACCGTAAAAAATAGCGGTGCCGTAACCACTCGCAATCTTGATATGTCGGACTTTACCAGTGTAAGAACCGCTTGCGCTCAAGGTATTGACAGGTTCCGCACCATTGGGGGTAGCAGAAGTAGCCATATTTATGACCTCCTATTAATTAAGAAACCACCCCTACCCAGGGATTAGTTTCTTCCAAAAGTTGTCCTCGTACTCCTTTCTGGTGTAAGCATAGGCATACGAGGGTCATTTTCCCTGAGATAGTTATTGTCTACAGACTTCATTTGATTGTTAGCCATGTTCTGAAAATACTCAGTTCTTGACTTCATCTTTTCTTTTGGAGCTTTGCATAAGAGCAAACCACCAACTTCAATGTTGCCTTTAAACTTGGAATTCATGTCAGACTTCAGCATAAGCTCTGGATGATCTTCTTCCCTTACAGGCTCCCAACCCTCTCTGAACATCTGCGATGTATGACTTCCATCACTTTGACCCATGATACTTGTCCTGACCCAACGAAATACCCAGCCATCTTGTGGCTTGGGAGTGGGCAAAATAGAAGCAGGATTCCAAGAATCACTAGGTCTAGTGTCACTATCTCTTTGTTCAATATCTCTAGGGGTGCGCTCTTCAGTCATTGGTAATCTCCTGACTATAAATATTTAGCATATTGCTCATCTGTTAATCCCAACTTCTTAGCGAGAGTACGCTGGGATGCCGAAAGCCTCACTGTGCGAGGTTTTGCTCCGTTGTTTCTAGTAGTAGGAGCCACCACCATCGAGGGTTGAGGTGCAGGTGAGGTACGGACTTTTGGAAGAGTTCCATCCTGCCACTCGTAATCTGGAAACGCTCTTCTGACCGTTTCATCAATCTGTTTAAAATACTCTGGGGAGTTTGGTCTTACTCCCTGCTTGACCAAGGTTGCATGTTTTCCGTATGCCAGAGAGGTCATTTCTTCATAACCATCTCTCATAAACCAAGGATTGTTTTCAGCCCATTCTTTTGTTTCTGGATCTGGTGCTGGGACTTGCTGTACAGGCTGTTGAACTGGCTGTTGAACTGGCTGTTGAACTTGTTGCTTGGGTTGCGGCAACTGCCAATCTGCTTGCGGCTGTTGTTGGGGCTGATTAGCCATACTTTGAGCATACCTATCTGCCTCTGTTAACTCCGCTGTCGCTTTAGTCAAAGCCTCTTGAGCGTTAACCACATTGTCTGTGTCACCCTCTTCGTAAGCTTTTCTGTATTGCTCTTTAGCTTGTTCTACAGCAAGAGCCGCTTTTTCTTTAACCTGGTTAATTAAAGCTTGTTCGCCTCTGCCAATTAAAGATTCATATTCTTTGTTTTTTTGTGCTATTTGTTGGGCTACCCGGAAAGCCTCATCCCTTTCTTGCGCAGCAGTTTGAGCTTTGCGTCTTTCTTCGTGGGACTCATATTTAAGCTTATTAATACGCTTCTGAACTCTCTTACTATAACCAGAAAGCTCATCATCAGTAAGTTCTCCCTCTTCCGACTCTGAAGTCTCTACAACCTCTGCATCTTCAACTGGTTCTTCTTGCTGACTGCCTATTTGGGTGCGTACACCAAAAAACTTATCCTCTTCAGTTTGTGTTATCTCTTGCTCACTCATGCCTTAACAATCCCCCTTGGGTCTTCGACTACAGCTTCAACACTGTCATCGTTGATTAATCTGAATTCCTTTCCGTGGATTTTAAATCTAGTGCCGCTGTAAGAGCGCATTAGAATCCAATCTCCTTCTTTGCAGAAAGGCCCAGTTGGAAATCTATTTTTATCTTTGTAACAGTCTGGCCCCATCTTTATGACCATCCCCACAATAGATCCGATTTCCTCCTCATAGAGAGTCTTGTTAGACTTGATAATGCCGCCATCATATTCCTTTTCAGGGTCTGGCAATGCAATCAGTATTTTATATCCTCTAGGATCAGGCAACTGATGCGCCTGTCGAGTCTCTTCTGACTCAGTTTCTTTTGCTAATGCTTCCATTAGTTGTTTCCTTGCACTGGAAAAAAGCGTCCAGAGTCGCTTGCGCTGTTGAATACAGCGTGATTATTCCTCGTATTTTGCTTTTAAATCAAGTATTTCTCGTTCAGCAACAGCTAAACCTTCAATAATTCCGCAGCATTTTGCGTAGTCTTCAAAGGTTTTACAACCTCCACCACTTACATGATCTGCCATTTCATTCATTTGAGTTCTTATAACTTTTTTCAAATGATCAAATATATTGTTTTCGGAATAGCTACTCATCCATTATATCTTTCATTATTTCAACGCCCAGTTTTGCGCCTTCTATTTGTTCCTGAGAAGCAATTCGTTTCGATTCTAGTTGCTCTCTGTCGTTGTCTTCTGATATACGGACTGCTAACTTAGCTTTTTCTAGATCCATATCTTGATCAATTCTTTGTTGGTCAAGCTGAGACTTCATCATGGCCTTTTGCGCTTCAAGCTGCAATCTCGCTTGATCTATCATTGCCTTGCTTTGCGCTTCCATCTCTTTTATTTGTAGCTCTCTTTGTTGCATTTGCACCACAGGATCTTGCATCATTTCTTGATTTTCCTGCATTTGCTGTTCTTGCTGATGCTTTCCAAGCAACTGAGCGGCTGCTGGTGCCGCAAGCTCTGCTATTCTAAACTCAATGTCTTCAGGCAACTTCTCGCCAGGCAACGGAAGTTTCGTGCCAAGTTCTTTTTCTATCTGCTGTCGATACAAGAAAGCTACATGCTCTTGTATGTGGGCGTAGAAAGCTGCTTGTATCTTCCCGGCATCTGGAGCTTGAGCCATTAATTCTTGTATCTTTGGGTCTTGCATCGCAGACATATGAACTTGTATGTGCGCTTCGTGATCCTGATAGTAGTATGCCTTTACAGGCTTGCCGTTTATGATATCCATGTTCTCTGATATAGGATCTGTCGGTGCTATATCGTCTTCGGTAGGGACAATCTTGTCTGCATCCCTAATATTAAGCACCTCAAGCATCTGACGGTGCAATAATGGCAAGTCATACATCTGTGGTGCCTGGGAAGACAACTGTAATGCCGCCTGATACTGCATAATTCTCTGTGCCATCGTCCCTGCATTGGGATCACTCACTGGAACGATGTCTACTCGGTCATCAAAGTCCTCAGAAACAGGAATTTCGCTGTTCATAAGGTACGGATACGCTTGTGGGCCGTAATCTCGCACCAAATTTGACAATAATTTCAGTTCATCTCGCATTGAAGCGTGTAATCTCGCCTGAACTGCGCTCATAACCTTCATTGAACGCTCTAAAATCGCTAAAGTAGTGCCAACTGGGGCTTCTGCGTTCATATCTGCCGCTTTTACGTCAGCCGCAGACGCAAATCTTCGTCCCTCCTCTACAATATTGCCCAAAAGTTGGTACAAAACACCGCTTGGCTCTTTGTAGGGTAGGAAACTTATGTTTTCTTTGATAGAACCACCAGGAACATCCACATCTCTGAACTCTCCCGGCATAATTGGGGTGTCATCACCCTTGATTCTTAGCCCTCTGGCCTTCAAACCGCCAGGTAAGTTGCTTAGAGTACCTGCATCTACCAGTTGTCGAAGCAAAGAAGTGGCTGATTTGGCTAATCCACCAATCATATGGATCAAACCGAAGCCATAAAAGCCTAAACCTGGGATATATTGGTAGTGAACAAAGTGTTCTCGCTTGTTTTTTAGCTGATCTGACTCGTACCAGTTGCGCCTGATAGATAAAATCTGCCTAGAACCCAAGTCAATGGTCACTACATAAGGCAAACTAATGCCTGTCAGCTTGCCATTTTGCGAATCTTCAAATCCTGGCAGGTCAAGATCCACCTGCATCTCAAGTAAAGTGTGCCTAGAATCTGATTCGTAGCTGCCGTTGTCCCCGGTTAGCTCGTTGTACTTCTCTTTTACTTGATCTGGGTCAGACATTCCGTCTTGCAAATCAATATCAAGATAGAATCCTGACACCTGAAGTTTCCTAATATCGTTAGGACTCTTCTTCATCACATGCGTAGCACGTTCACAGGTTGCCAGGTCAGCAGCACCGTAGCTCACTACGAAATCTTCAGCAGGAACGAACATACTGCAAGGTCTTCCCATCGTGGGATCGTAGTAAACTTTCCTAAACGCAGAGCCAGCCAAAGGTAGCGAAAACAGCATCCTCTCCGTTTCGGTGCGATATTCTGTCATCTTCTCTGTGACGAGATAGTTCAGGTAATCTTTAACACGATGCGCCTGTTTTTCTTTCTCATCATTGATTACCCCGACAATGCTTGTCTTTACAGGGCCGCTGGCAGGGAACAGTTCTTGTATGGATTGAGACTGAAACCTAATCACCGCCTCTGTTAAAAGGGGATGGAACACACCACATGCCCCATCCCAGGGGGTAGTTCTTTCCTCGTGCTTCAAACCTAAAAGATCGAGTCCGTCTATGTAGGATCTTTCCCAATCAGCACGACTTTCTTTATCAGTCTTGTACTGCCCTATTAGATCAGAAGCAATAATGTTTAGGTCTTTAGGATCGACAACTTCAGCTAGGTTTGCATCGTGAGACAATCCCATCATATCACCCACACTTGGGTCAAAATCAATAATCACGCCACCATCAGGCGTTTCGATAGAAACCGACTCAGGATTTTCTATTTCGATCTCAACTTCACCCATATCCTGGTTTACAGGACGGGGTGTACCCAAGGGGCGATCAACAGACATTTAGCCGTTTTTCCTGAAAGGTTGAGGTCTAGCCGCTCCAGAGCCTCTTGCCATGCCGCCAGCCATACCACCTTTAGTTCTGCCACCACGCATGTAACCTTTAGTTTTGCCGCCTTTAGCCATTCCCTTTGTTTTTCCACCTTTGAAATAACCTTTTGTCTTGGGAACTTTACCACCAGCCATCATCTTGCCTTTTCCATCAGCAGCAAAAAATGGCACTTCCTTTCCTTCTTCGTTGGTAACCATTTTAAGCTTACCACCTGCTTTCATGCCTTTAGGCTTCATCTTACCGCCAGCTTTCATGCCTTTGGTTTTCATTTTGCCGCCACCCATGTAGCCTTTACTCTTCTTCCTCATCAGGTTCTCCTGAGTACAAGTTGTCGAAAACTTGATTTACATCTAATGTGTAATCCAAGTCAGATTTTGAATAATGAATATGTTGTGATGGCCTGAAGTCTGGCGCACCCTCTCCCAATGAAAACCATGCAGGATGTGTGACTCTTACCCTGTTATTGGGGAGTGCCACAATGTTGCCTGTCCATTTGCCAGCATCTAGCAGTTCCATGACATGGCTTTGTTTGTGTTGTGCAGGATCATCAGCAATTTCATTGTCAGTGTAATCGACTGTAAAATAATATTTTGCAGGATAGAACTCACCGTCTATCTTCGCAATCCAAGGACAAGGCGTTGCCCGATCTAGCACATACACAGAATGTGTTCTTGAAGAACAGTCCCAAGGTTGTGCTGCCCATACAGGCATCGGTTCAGGCCATTCTTCTAACGGTGTGTCGGCTACCAGCCCTGTGATAGGCATCCTTGCCCACATTGCACCGCCATGTATGTTTTCCGCATTCTCGTCATCGTAGGTTTCTGCGCCAGTAAATATTACCTGGAAGCTGAGAGAACGACACGGCATGGTGGTAACTGCAATCGCCATCGCATGAAGAAACTCTCCATGATATTTTTGATGATTGTGCGTGTATTCTTTCCTAACCCAACATTTGAAATACGGAATGTTACTTTGTAAAAATGCCACTAATAATACTCTGCTCGTCTGGAATAAAAAGGTTCTTCATCCTCATCAGACCCCAAACGTAGGAATCCTCCTTGTCTGAATCGGAGCAATGCTTGTGTTGACGAGTCAACCAAGTCATCGTGTTCGCCTGCCGGGAAGGATGCAAACTCTTCTATCACCTCTTCCGCAAACCTAGTCTCAGGACACCAGACAATGCCAGATGCAAATAGATCTGACACAGCGTTAACCCTTGAGATCTTATCGTTTCCTCTGCTTGGCGTGTATTCGGATACAGGAATACCCATAGCTCTTAATTCAAATATAAGAGGGGTTCCAGCCGCCTTCGCTTCAACGATGCAGGCATCGGGTTCAAATTCATTATAGAACTCAAACGCACATTTCTTTAGTTCAGGAAACTCAAGCCTATCTTTGAATGCATCAAGTAATATGATGTTAGGCTGTGTGACTCCTTGTTCATCAGGGTGGTAAAATACCCCCCAGGTGGTGCAAGCAGAATAGTCTGCTCGTTGTGTTTTTAAAAAAGCGGTGTCCCATGATTGGATGATAAACTCGCACGGAGGCGGTCTTTCATCTTCCCATTTCTTCCACCATTCTCTTTTAACTAATGCGCTCTCTTCAGAAGACGGATCTTGCTGATATTGAGCTTGCCATTTGGGTGCAGGCAGTTCACTACGCAGAGCTTCCAGTTCCGCTAGAGACCAGAACTCAGGCCATAGTGCTTTGCCAGAAGGCATAATTGCAGGAAATTCAATCAGTTCCCATTCATCCATTCCTTCTCTTTGGACGGATGTTTTGATTATCTTTCCTGTTAAATCTCTCTTGTGCCAGCGAGTCATCACTATAATGATGGCTCCTCCTGGCTGTAATCTCTGTCTTGGCCCTGATGTATACCAATCATAGACCTTGTCGAATACCGCAGGATCTGCGCTTTGGCCCTCTTGTTCACTGTGAGGGTCATCTATTATCAGTAGGTCGGCTCCTTTACCTGTGACCGCACCGCCTACCCCGATAGCGAAGTATTCACCGCCTTTGCTTGTACTCCAGCGTCCTGCCGCTTTGGAGTCTGCCCTTAACCCTAGTTCCGGGAATATCTCTTTGTAATCTTCACTGTCTACCAGGTTACGAACCTTTCGCCCGAAACCAACTGATAGCTCTGCGGTATGTGCCGTCTGTATTATTTTCTTTTCAGGGTATTGCCCTAAAAACCAAGCTGGGAGCAGATAGGATGCAAACTCAGACTTTGTATGCCTTGGGGGCATGTTGATGATTAATCTTTTTAAATCCCCGTTTACAACACGCTCAAAAGACTCTGCCATGATCTTGTGATGCCTGCCTTCAATAAACGCAGGCCAAACCTTCTTGATGAAGGGCATAAACCCTTCCCTGGCTTGTTCTTTGCTTTCTGTCTTTTCTAGTTGGCCTAAAAGCTTGAGTACATGCCTTTGTTCAGCTTCAGGCAAATGAACGATATTTTTTAAAAGGTCGGGGTCTATCTTACTAGAAATAGTCAAATTAGATCCTATAAGCTTATACTATAAGCTTATAATTAAAGCTCTTATTGAGCTACGCCATCAAGGCGTAAGCTCATTTAAACTATAAAATGAAAGCTTATATACATAAGCATAACTTGATAGTTTAGCATATTAAGGGTCTTGACAAAAAAAGCAAATTTTTTTTTAAAATTTTTTTTGGGTATGGGACTCCAGGCACTTTTTCTGAGAAAAAAAGGGGTAAGTGCTTGATATATAAGTGTTTTTTATTTGTGATTTCAAAAAAATGGTATTCGTTTGAGTGTTTTACTATGTATAGTAGACATGTGCGCAACACGCTCACAGGGGGGGTTAGGAGGTTAGTAAGCACTCACTTCAGAATCGGAAACCAGTTCTTAGCCACCCCCCCC